ATTATCTGACAGGGGTGCTCTTTGCAATTGCGGATAAAAAATTGTGTAGTGAAATCGGGTCAAAAGGTATCTTCAAAAAGGTACTTATCTTTGTGATGGTAGGTATTGCTCATATTCTTGATACACAAATTTTGGGTAGCACCGGAGATGGTGGTGGTGCCTTGCGTACAGCGGTAATCTTCTTCTACTTAAGTAATGAGGGTGTATCCATTTTGGAGAATGCCGGCCATATAGGTCTACCTATTCCAGAAAAATTAAAGGCGGTTCTAGAGCAGCTACATGGGCACGATGAAGAACCCCGTAAGCCGGGTGATGGACTATGATTGACTTAACGAAAGCGGTAACGGTGTTTATAGGGCGGCGAGGTGAACACTACTACCGGAATATTGAATTTGATGTATCCAGCTTACTGGAAGATAAATATCCCAATGCCGCCTTAAGTGCGATTTACCTAAGATCTGATGGAATTGCCTATCCGGTGGTCACCAACTATGCCGATGGAGTCCTAATATGGTCACCTAGTGCAACGGACACATCTATTGTTGGTGTCGGTCGCCTGGAAATAAGGGTTACTTATGGAGAAGTGGTTGGAAAAAGCGTTCAAATATTAACCATAGTTGAGGATGCACTTGTTGACGGAATTGCTGAACCACCAGAACCTCCCGCACAGGAATGGCTCAATCAAGTGCTTTCTGCCTTAGCTGAACTGGATATTCACGAAACGAATAATCTGCTAAATCTCACTTATAACCTATTAAATAACAACTATGATCTACTAAACACTACACACAATTTGGTAGAGGATGCGCGTGACCATTTATACACGCGGATTGGGGTTCTCCTTAATCATATGCATCCCATAGAAACCGCAACAGCACCGGATATGATAAGTCGAAGAGCATCCATAACCTTTACCGGTATAGCGAATGGCAACAATGTAGTAATCGGCACAGTGACATATACTTTCGTTACAGTTTTGGGCAGTCCGACTGCAAATAATGTTCAAATATTAATTCAAGACACCCTCCGAAATACAGTAAAGAAATTTGCTGAAGCCATAAGAGGTATTCAAGACGATGCGAACATTGCTTATGGCACAGGTACAGATCCTAATCCGACTTGTACGGCCTACTGGACGAGTCAAAGATTTTCTATTGGCGAAGTTTCTGTAGCTGCGGGTGAGAGCTTATTCGTATTGGAAAGAGCGGAAAATGAGACAGCACCAATACCTTTTACTTCTACTGCAACTGCAACTATCAATCCATTCACAAGGATAAGCTACCTGAGATATATCATGTCGGGCAACGTTTCAGGTCCAACCGGTGTCAATAGTGTACGTGGTCATTTTCACACGGTTTTACCCATAAATAGTGTGGTTATTGGAGGACAGGGTGGATTGCTTTATCCTGCGACTTATGACTGTCATTTGTTAACCCTTTGCCGTCAATCAGATACAAGTGAGAAAGAACTTGACTTATATATCTCCAATGATGAAGAGACTTTCACCAGGATAGCACGGAGTACACCTGTTGGGGCGGATAGTACTAACGCAGCTCAACATATTCATATTCAAATGCGTCAAGGTAGAGTACCTGCTGGTTATGGACTATATATCCGTATGGGAAGTGATGGCACATCGCCAAGTGCATACTGTGATCTGAAGTTCACCTACCATCTATATCCAGCTACTCTAGCTACAAATTAAATCTTATAATCTGTGAGGTGATCAAAATGAACCTGCAAAAACTTATATTAACAAACAATGCTTGTTTCAAAGCAGGCAAAACTATAACACCGAAGGGTATCATGGTGCATTCTACCGGTGCCAATAACCCTAATATCAAAAGGTATGTTGGCCCAGACGACGGTTTACTGGGGATTAATCAATACAACAACCATTGGAATCAGGAAAAACCCGGTGGTCGACAAGTTTGTGTTCATGCCTTTATTGGTAAATTAGCAGATGGCTCCATTGCCACCTATCAAACATTACCCTGGAATCACCGAGGTTGGCATGCCGGAGGAGATGCAAACAATACGCATATAGGATTTGAAATCTGCGAGGACGGTTTGACCGATGCCTCGTATTTTTCTGCTGTTTATATGGAAGCTATAGAGCTTTGTGTATATCTTTGCAAACTCTATGGCTTTAGTGAGAAGGACATCATCTGCCACAGCGAAGGTCACAAACTAGGCATCGCAAGTAACCATGCAGATGTTATGCACTGGTTTCCCAAACACGTTAAGTCGATGGATACCTTTAGAACTGATGTAAAGAAACAATTGGAGGCAGAAAAGAGCCAAAATCCTGTAACACCACAAACTAAGCTATATCGTGTGCAAATCGGTGCTTTCTCTGTAAAAGCCAATGCTGAAGCACAGCTTGCAAAGGCAAAAGCTTCTGGATTTAAGGATGCTTTTATTAAATATGAATAATAAATATAAATTGCCTGTGGGGGTTTGCTCCTGCAGGCTCTTTTTTTATGCTCTGATTCAAATTAATTTTTACAAATCCTCAACTTCGACCTGTTCCCGCGGCTATTAGGTAGGAGGTAATGCTATATGAATCAGAATGAGGATAAGAAAGTTACAAAGATTACGGATGATATCATACAAAACAGAATCGAATCTAAAAGTGTGTCTCTTGAGCAGCTACAGCGTGAGTTTGATTATATCCAGGCAGAAAAATTACTGAATAAGATGCTTGAAAAAGGCTTGATTTCGGAGGCTGAATTCAACAAAATAACCGCATTAAATCGGCAAACTTTCTCACCACTCTTGGCAGAGTTAATGACCTAAAAACGTTGATATATAAGTACTTTAGAGGTAATATGTGACCTACCAAGAAGGAGGTGAGAGGATGAAAAAGATAACGAAAATAGAAGGAAATATGGCCGATCCCTTTAATAAGCCAAAATTACGAGTTGCTGCTTATGCACGAGTATCTACAGACAGCACTGAGCAGCTTATCAGCCTAGAAGCGCAAAAGAACCATTATGAAACCTACATTAAAGCTAACTCTGATTGGGAGTCTGCAGGCATTTATTATGACGAGGGTATTTCTGGAACAAAAAAGAAAAAGCGATCTGAACTGCTTAGAATGTTATCAGATTGTGAAAATGGGAAAATTGATTTAATTATTACAAAGTCTATTAGTAGATTTGCTAGAAATACTACAGACTGCTTGGAGATGGTTCGTAAGCTGGTAGACCTTGGTGTTTACATCTATTTTGAGAAGGAAAACATCAACACCCAATCAATGGAAAGTGAACTAATGCTCTCCATCCTAAGTGGACTTGCAGAAAGTGAGTCTATTTCCATTTCGGAAAATAATAAGTGGTCAATTCAAAAAAGATTCCAGAACGGAACCTTCAAGATTTCATATCCACCATATGGCTATCAAAACATTAATGGCCATATGGTTGTAAATCCCAAACAAGCAGAAGTTGTAAAGTATATTTTTGCAGAGGCATTATTGGGTAAGGGTACACAAAAAATTGCAGATGACCTTAATCATAAAGGCATCCCTTCAAAAAAAGGTGGGAGGTGGACTTCTACAACAATTCGAGGGATTCTTAGAAATGAAAAATATACAGGGGATGCTATTTTGCAAAAGACCTATACAGACAGTAGTTTTAATAGACACATCAACTACGGTGAGAAAAATATGTATTTGGTTGAAAACCACCACGAGCCAATTATAACCCATGAAGTTTTTGATGTAGTAGAAACTGTTATGAGCCAAAGGGCAAAAGAAAAAGGCATAGAAAAGCACAACAATAAATATCAAAACAGATATGCTTTCTCAAGTAAAATTATCTGTTCAGAATGTGGCAGTACATTTAAAAGGCGTATTCATTCATCAGGAGCAAGAAAATATATAGCTTGGTGTTGCAAAAAGCACATAAAGCAGATAACTGAATGTTCCATGCAGTTTATTCGAGATGATGATATAAAAACTGCTTTTGTTACGATGATGAATAAACTGGTTTTCGGTCAGAAGTTCATAATAAGACCGTTGTTGGATGGATTGCGTAATCAAAACAACGCAGAGAGCTTTCGGAGGATTGAAGAATTGGAAGCAAAGATTGAAAGTAACTTGGAGCAGAGTCAGATGCTGACGGGTTTAATGGCCAAAGGATATCTGGAACCTGCTCTATTTACTAAAGAAAAGAATGCACTTGAAGCAGAAAGTTCGAGGCTTATAGCGGAAAAGGAACAGCTTACCCATTCAGTTAATGGTAACCTTGCTAAAGTAGAGGAAGTCAATCAACTACTTAAGTTTGTTTCTAAATCTAAAATGCCCGCAACTTACGAGGATGAGTTATTTGAAAACTATGTAGACCGAATTATAGTTTATTCACGGGAGGAGATTGGTTTTGCATTAAAGTGTGGAATTACACTAAGGGAAAGGATGGTGAATTAGATGGCTCACACGCCCTATGGATATAAAATTGTAAACGGTAAAGCTGTAGTGGATGAGATAGCAGCAGAGGAAGTAAGGAATTTATATAGAGGGTATTTGACAGGACTATCTTTAAAGGATGCTGCTAAAAAAGCTGGAATAGACTGCTACCATGCCACTGCGGCTAAAATACTACAGAACAAGCACTACCTTGGTGATGAATTCTATCCAACGATTATTGATGAGGGGGCTTTTGAAAAAGCTAAAACTGAAAGACAAAAACGAGCTGAAAAGCTAGGCAGGGTATGGGATCCAAAAGGAGAACCTAAAACGGATCTTGAGATGAAGTTTAAGGCAAAACCCCTAGAGCAAAAATATGATAACCCATTTAAACAGGCAGAATATGCATACAGCTTGATAGAAAGTGAGGTGTAGCGAATGGGAGTAAGTAAAAATGTCACGGTTATTCCAGCATTTAAGAGGGTGGGTAATCAAAAAACAAATGAAAGTAAAGCTAAAACACGAGTAGCTGCCTACTGCCGTGTATCTACGGATAGCGATGAACAGGCTAACAGTTATGAAGTTCAGATTTCCCATTACACAGAATTTATAAAGAAGAATCCAGAATGGGAGCTTGCTGGAATATTTGCAGATGACGGGATTTCAGGCACCAATACAAAAAAACGTGAAGAATTTAATAGGATGATTGAAGAGTGTATGGAAGGTAAAATTGATATGATTATTACCAAGTCAATCAGCCGATTTGCTAGAAACACTTTAGACTGTTTGAAATACATCAGGCAGCTTAAAGATAAAAGCATCCCAGTATTCTTTGAAAAGGAAAACATTAATACAATGGATTCTAAGGGAGAAATTATGCTTACCATCATGGCTTCTCTTGCCCAACAGGAGAGTCAGTCATTAAGCCAAAACGTAAAGCTAGGCATCCAGTACCGATACCAACAAGGTGAAGTGCAGGTCAACCACAACCGATTCTTGGGGTACACGAAAGATGAAGATAAGCGACTGGTGATTGACCCTGAGGGGGCGGAAATTGTAAAACGGATTTATAGGGAATACCTTGAGGGTGCTAGCCTTTTACAGATAGCCATAGGACTAGAGGCAGATGGGGTTCTAACCGCAGCAGGAAAAACAAAATGGAGACCTGAAACACTGAAAAAGATACTTCAGAATGAGAAGTACATCGGAGATGCCCTTCTGCAAAAGACTTATACAGTAGATTTCCTTTCTAAAAAGAGAGTCAAGAATAACGGGATTGTTCCTCAGTATTATGTAGAGAACAGCCATGAACCTATTATCCCACGGGACCTTTTTATGCAGGTCCAAGAAGAAATGGTGAGAAGGACAAACATACGAAGTGGCAAAAGCGGTAAAAAGAGAGTTTATAGTAGCAAGTACGCTTTATCAAGCATTGTATACTGCGGACAGTGTGGTGACATTTATCGGAGAGTCCATTGGAATAACAGGGGATGCAAATCCATTGTATGGAGATGTGTTAGTCGCTTGGAGGAAAAGGGGTCTGACTGCACCTCCCCAACCATAAACGAAGAAACATTACAGACAGCAGTCATCAAAGCTATTAACCAACTCCTAGCTAACAAAGAACCTCTTCTCCAGGTACTGCAGAAAAACATAACTATTGTTCTTAACGAGGAAAATGAAAAAGCCATCACTGATATCGATGGCAAACTGGAAAAATTACAGCAACAGTTACTTCAACAAGCAAAGTCCAAGAATGACTATAACGAAGTGGCTGATGAGATATACCGCCTCAGGGAACTAAAACAAAATGTGATGATAGAAAACGCAGAACGTGAAGGAAGAAGACAGCGGATTGATGAGATGGCAGAATTCTTGAATGAGCAGTCCTACGAGTTGGAGGAATATGATGAGGAAAAGAAACCAACTATGCTGACAGTAAGAGAAACTGCTAAAACTGGTATTCTTCCAGAACACGCTTTAAGGCTTCTATTAAAAGCAGGAAAACTACCAGCCATCTATGTGGGGAAAAAAGCCTACATAAATTATGAAAAACTATGTGAGCAATTAAGTCATCTTGATGGCTCAGAGAAACCAAAGGGGGATGATGTATATGGATATAAAAGTAGAATGTAAAAACTGTGGGGAAATGAGAATCGCAAAGCTAGAGGGAATGATTAAAGCCTTTATTGAAACTGTAGAAGCTGATTCTGTGTATGCAGGTTTTTTCTGTCAGGATTGTGCAGAGGAACTACTTGGTGATGACTTCTAAAAAGGAGGTAGGCGGCTATGGAGATTACAGAATTAAAACAACTAAATATTTGGGTATGCTGGCGATATGAAGAAATAAACAGCCGCCTTACCAAAGTCTTATATAATACCAAGGGCTATCAACTGGGAACTTCAGAGGAATATATGTCACAGTGGGTTACCTTTGACGAGGCTAGTGAAGCCGTAAAACTATATAACTATGATGGTATTGGTCTAATCCTTATCTCTGGTATTGGTGGCATTGATATTGACCATAAAAGTGCAGATAGCGAACTGGCTAAAGAAATCAATGCCCTTATGAATACCTACAGTGAAACATCTCCAAGTGGCAATGGTATCCATCATATATTTACAGTGGATGTAGATAAAATCCCTTCAACTGTTGATAACAAAGGCATTAAGAAATTATCTTCTGATTATTACTGTAATAACCCCCACAATGATTTAGAAATCTATTTCGGTGGGCTTACTAACCGCTATCTAACATTTACGGGAAATAACATAAACGATCTACCCCTTATGGATAGAACCGAGGAAGTTCTAATTTTTCTTGATAAGTACATGAAAAAAGAACTGTTTAAGAAAAAGTCAAATGACCACTTTGACATTATTGCCACTGCTAGAAAAGCTAAAAACAAAGACAAGTTCATCGCTCTATTTGATAATGGCGATATTTCTGACTATGGTAGTCCTTCTGAAGCAGACCAAGCCCTATGCAATATCTTAGCCTTTTATACTGGTGGAGATGTGGATGAAATTGATAGTCTTTTTAGAAAATCAAAACTCTACAGAGAAAAATGGGATAGGGAGGACTATAGGACTTCCACCATAGAGAATGCCATTAAAGGCTGTAATGGCAAATTCTATATGGGCGGCAAAAACAGACCCTCCTACATCTACTTTGATGAAAAGGCTAAGAAAATGAAAGTCAACTGCCCTCTACTGGCAAAGCACATAAGGGAAAACCTTGACTACATCTTCGTTCGTGATAGTGCAAGAGGCGGTGTCTTACGTTATGTCTACGAGGATGGTTGCTATAGGCTTTATGCAGATGAAATGCTAAAAGGTATTATTAAAAACTACATCACTTCCTTTGATGAAAGCATTCTAAAAATGAGTGATGTGAATGAAGTCTTTGGTAATATCACCACAGATTTAAAGTTTAAAACCAATGAAGAACTAAATGCAGATGAGAACATTATCAATTTTCAAAATGGCATTTTAAGACTTTCAGATATGAAGCTACTACCCCATAGTCCAGATCTAATGAGTACAATCCAAATTCCCTGTGATTGGCTGGGAAAAGATATTCCCACACCAGTATTTGATAAATTTATGAATGATTTAACTGGCGGTGATAAGGCAGTTGAGGATTTGCTCCTTGAGTTTATGGGGGTATGCCTCTCCAATGTAAAGGGGCATCGCATGAAAAAGGCTCTCTTTATGGTAGGTAAAGGAGATACGGGGAAATCTCAGCTTAAAAGCCTTACAGAAAGATTACTGGGAAATGGAAACTTCATAGGCATTGATTTAAAGGAAATTGAATCAAGGTTTGGTACTGGTAACCTTTATAATAAAAGGCTTGCAGGTAGTTCTGATATGAGTTTTCTAACTGTAAATGAACTTCGCATCTTCAAACAGTGTACTGGTGGGGATAGCATCTTTGCAGAGTTTAAGGGACAAAATGGGTTTGAATTTATCTATAACGGACTCTTCTGGTTTTGCATGAACCGTCTCCCCAAATTTGGGGGCGATGATGGAAAGTGGGTCTATGACAGAATTATGCAGGTTGATTGTAATAATGTGATTCCCAAGGAAAGTCAAGATAAATTACTACTGGATAAAATGTATGCTGAGCGTGAGGGCATTGTCTATAAGGCGATTATGGCTTTAAAAAATGTCATAGATAATGGCTACCTCTTCTCAGAACCCCAGTGTGTTGAAAATGCAAGAAAAGCTTATATAGCTGAAAATAATACAGCTATTTCCTTCTTTACTGAGTGCATGGTAGAAAGACCCCTCGGCAAAATCAAGGATGGCTGCACCACTGGTAAAGTCTTTGATGTGTATAAGGCTTGGTGCATAGATAATAACCATGGCTATGCTAAGACCGCCAAAGAATTCAGATTAGAACTTGCAAGTTATCTAGGAACTACATTTTCAGAAATGACAGTCCGTAGAGGTAGAGGCGGTACTTTTTATCATAGATATACTTTAAGTGATGAAGCGAAGATGAATTATCAAAGAGCCTATGGTTATGATGAATTTTCGTTTCTAGCATCAAATCAGTGACAGTAGTGACAGTTAGGTGACAGTAAAAAAGCACAACTGTCACCTCGATAAACCCACAGTTTTCAATGCTTAGAGCAGGGTTGGTGACAGTAGTGACAGTATTTTAAACTTCTATAGGCTGAAAAGAAATTAAAAATAGATAAATAGAATAGTGTGAAGATAAAGTGGGGATTACTGTCACTTCTGTCACTAAAGTACCTTAAACCATTGAGGAAAATCTATTTCCCTTAATGAACTGTTCTTCTATGTATTGAAATGGCTTTTCAACCTTACCTTTAGTACGAGGCCAATAGCAATTACAAGCATTAAGTTCTGTTCCAAGATGTCTAGCAAGCAGTAAAGCATGCT